CGGCTAGCGTGGCCAGGGGTGCTGCAGCGGGCGCAGCTGCCGGAGCCGGCGCGGCCACGGCGCTACGTGAACGCTTGAAAGCCATGAGCGGCGATGAGATCCGCAAGGCTTGGCATTCGCTAGGCTAGCGCGCGGGGGCTCATTTGAGTTTATCCGGGGGGTATCCACACGCGCCCGCCCGCCTCTAGTACCGCATGTATCGCGGACGTGAGTTCGGGCAGGGATGCCGTAGCCTTGAGTAGCCGGCGTTCTGCCTTGAGCTTGAGTACCTCGGCAGAGAACACCTCGCTCATGTTGCGCCATTTGTTGGCCTCCGCGCGCAGGACATCGAGACCGCCGAGGTGTTCCCGTGCCACCGTCTCTAGAACCACGTTTGCGTGTTTCGTAGCGCGCACGTAGCCGGCCTCGTACGCTCGGTGCAGATCGTTCGACTGTAATCCCCGTCGGATAGCGCGAGCGCGCCACGTATCGAACAGTCGCTCTATGACTCTGCGGATCACCATGATTCTACGTACGCTCATTTCCCGAACGCCTGTGCGTGCAGCCGGCTAACCTCGTCCTCTAGCGCGCGTTTGGCCACTAGTAGCGTTTGGTAATTCTGCGCCGCGATGGTAGCCGCTCGTAGCGCAGCCTCGCCCTCGCGTCTGGCGTAATCCCTTTGTTCGGTTAGCACCTTCAAGTAGTGGTTGCGCAAGATCGTGACGTTCTCGGCGATCGTTTTCCGAGTATCGCGCGTAGCTGCACGATAGCCGGCGAGCCACGCAGCCTCGGCGAGTATTCTTGCCTCTGCGGGTTCATACGGTGCCCCTCGGACCACGCGCCGGCCGTAGCGCTCGGCTTTCAAAACGTACGATGATTTCATTTCGTCCTCTGTTGTAAAAACTGTTCTTGCAACGTGGACGCGTACACCACGGGCTCGGCGACCGCGTAACCCTCGTGGGCGCCCGAGATCGGGTTCACCCATTTGTACGTATTCTCCCGCACGTGCTCTAGCGCATGCTCGAAGGTGAACACGTACCGCGTGGTGCGGCCGGCTCCGGTCAACACCATAGCCTCGATCATTAGCGGCTAGCCTCGTGAAGCCGCACGGCCGTTTTGTAATCTTCGTGCATGATGCCGACCGAGTACCCAAGCGACTTGATGGCGCGCTCGCGTGCGTAGGCGAGATCCGAAGTAGAACCGGCGTTGCCGGCGTCCTGCAACTTTACCGCGTCCTCCAAGCAGAGCCGCGCGCTAGATTCCATCGCGGCACCGTTGCCGACATGCTTGCGGGCGAGGATGATAATTTTGCTGGTGTTGCTCATTTCGAAGGCTCCGTGTGCGTTGCTGATGGGTCTAAGATATCCCACCGTGCGATAAGCGACCGCGAACCGTGTCACAGAATAGAACTACGGCGCCCACCGTTTGAAAAACTCCTCCATAGACAGCCGTTTGCGGGTGCGCTCGCCTAGAACATATCCGGGAGTGTCGGTGCCCCGCTTGAACGACTGCCACGCCCGCTCCGGCGTTACCCCGAGCCCCAGGGACGACGAGCGGCCGTTCAGGGGCATACGATAGCCACAGACCCACATCGGCTCCCCTGCGACTCGTACGCGCCAGATACGTACCTTAAAAGGGGCTGCGTAGGTCATGAGGCCGCCTGCGCACGCAGGGAGTTCAGCTCGTAAATGTCCCGGCAGATCTGCGCATACTCCGCGTCCGTAAAGAATATCAGCCACCCGTTAGGGACCGCCGAGGCGATGTTTAGTGACTTGTCGAGGACGAGCGCGAGTGACGCCTCTAGCTCGCGGATGCGTGCGGCCCGTTTATGGCCCGCTTGCCGTTCCTCGAAACGACGGTTCCACGCGTTGCGGAGTTTGGCGTTTTTCTCCGCCTTGATCTTGGGGTGATGGATGAGACAGTACCCATCTAGCTTCGGACGGTTCGAGCACTGTAGTCCCGACGTCATGTGGCCGCGTACGTAGGAGCGATATTTGCAGCGGTCGGCGTTCACGTGGATACCTCCGCGCGTAGGGATTTCAGCTCGTGGATAGCATCGAAAAGGCCGATAGGCTCGCGAAATGGACCATTGTCCCATTTAGTGCGCAGCGTGCCGCCTACCTGAGTATCTTCTATCGCTTTGACCACGAGGTTAGCGAGCGCGGCCTCTAGCTTGCGGATGCGATGTTTGCGGCGTTCGTTCATAGTTTCCTCGGTTGACTTAAATCCCGCTGCGCCCGCTCGATATTATCGCGCTCGATGAACTTGCGCAGCTCCACGATCACGTTACGCGCGTCGGCGAGTTCCTTCGAGAGCGCGATGACTTGCGACCCTCGGTGCGTGCCGATACGGTCCGCCACCATGAGCCGATCGCTGAGTTCGACGACTTCCCGTTCGAGAGTGCGACGTCGGGCGCGCGCGGCCGCGAGGGCTCGCTGTGCGTCCGTCAGGGCCGTACGCAGGGTGAACAGATCCGCGAGCTGCGCCCGGCACACATCCCGCCATGCGATAACCTGCGACTGTAGGTGATTCCACCATTCCGGCCGTTTGTCGTGGATAGGTTCGATGATATTCGGAATCAACGCCGTGACTCGGTAGTTCATTTCCACACCCGAGCGTGGTGTTTTATCAGGGATACCGCCAGCGAATACTGCTTCTGATGGACGCTGGCCCCGTGGGTGTTCTTAACGGCCGCTGAGAATTTAGAGATTGTGTCGAAGAAACAGCCGGTTCGCACGTATACGCCGCCATCGGTAATGAAGGCGAGTAGCGTAGCGTTTCGAGACCCGAGGTTTGAGATCGATAGTAACGGCCGTTCCCCGACGAGCGTAAGTTTTTTCTCGCCGATTTGGAGAAAGGCGCCACTCAGGTCCGCGCCACTCAGGTCCGCGCCATACAGGTTCGCGCCACTCAGGTCCACGCTACTCAGGTCCGCGCCACTCAGGTCCGCGCCACTCAGGTCCACGCTACTCAGGTCCGCGCCACTCAGGTCCGCGCCATACAGGTTCGCCTTCGCTTTTACGGCAGCTTTCACACAGAGTTTTAACGACTCCGTTTCTAAGGTGAATAAGACTGATGCATTGAACCTAGACTTGATTTCAAACTTCATTTTCGTAACCTCTTGAGGAAATTCGTTATCCCAGTTTTCGCGTCCGGGTTGCTGGCGAACCAGCGAGACTCGCCCGGCAGTACCACGAAGGCGCGGCCGTCGTCGTAGATGAACATTTGGTAGGACTTGTAAAAGCTCGTGTAGCGCATGGGTAGATACTAAACTCGGGGTTCCATTCGTGATGTGAAGTATGTCACAGTTTGCGATATGAGCGATATCACCTCCGAATTAACCCCAGTACCGCCCCCCAAGCTGTTTATGTTCGGGCAGGAACTCCCCGGGTTCGATTGGGTAAACCCCGACTACGATATGATTTGGCGTATCCGGGCGGAAAAACGTATATGGATGAATGAGGAACCCGGTAGGATAGAACTCGCAAAAGAGTATTACCGGAACCACGTCGCAGATTTTATAAATGATTGGGGCGTGACTTACGACCCTCGCAACGCCGGCACGGGCCGCCCGCTGATGCTGCCGTTCATCCTGTTCCCGAAGCAAATCGAGTTCGTGAATTGGCTAGAGGATCGCCTCGCGCTGCGTGACGACGGTATCCTCGTGAAGTCTCGCGACTGCGGCGCCTCGTGGATGGCGATGAGTTTCGCTATCACAAAATGCCTGATGGAAGACGATTACACGTTCGGGTTCGGATCGGCGCTAAAGGAAAAAGTCGACGACGCCGGCAACCCCGACACCCTGTTCTACAAGGGCCGCAAGTTCTTAGAGTTCCTGCCCACCGAGTTTACGGGCGGCTGGAACGTGAAAAACAAGGCGCATTCGCAGGATATGATGTTGTTTTTCCCCGAGACAGGATCGAGCATTAACGGCGACTGCGGCGATAACATCGGGCGAGGCGGCCGTAAGACAATGTATTTCGTCGACGAGTTCGCCGTCGTCGAACGCCCTAAGCTCGTCGACTCGAACCTGATCGCTAATACCGACTGCCGTATCGAAATGTCCACGGTGCAGGGACTCGCGAACGTATTCGCCGAGCGCGCACGCGGCGGCAAGGTGACGCGGTTCGACTTCCACTACCGCGACGACCCTCGTAAATCCTACCGCGCGATCGATTCGAAGGGCCGCGTACAGATCGTACTACAGCCGTTTTTCGCCGAGAAAAAGCGCAAAGCCGATACCGTGGTGTGGGCGCAGGAATACGAGTGCGATTTCATGGCCTCGATCGAGGGCGTGATTATCCCGCAAGAATGGGTACTCGCGGCCGTGGGTGCGGCCGGAAAACTCGGGATCGATGTCAGCGGAGAACGTCGCGCGGCGTATGACGTCGCCGATCGAGGCGCCGATAAAAACTGTTTCGGCGAGGCGTACGGTATCGAGCTTAAGTTCATCGAGTCATGGCGCGGTACGAACTCCACGATCTACAAGAGCGTCGAACGTGTGGTGCGCGAATGCGTGGCCCGGGGCATCCGTAACTTCGATTATGACGCCGACGGCATGGGTGCGGCCGTGCGCGGCGATGCAGACAAGATAAACGACGAGCGCGAGCTGCTCGGGTTGCCGGCTATCGGCGCCGTGATGTTCCGAGGCTCTGCAGCCGTGAAAGATCCCGAGGTAGTGTGCTCGGGCTCGGATCGAAAGAATAAGGATTTTTTCGAGAATTATAAGGCGCAGTGCTGGTGGAGCTTGCGGCAGCGGTTCCGCGTGACGTTCGAGGCCGTAACCGCCCTAGCAGAGGGTACCCCCATCGAGTATGATCCGAGCGAGATTGTATCGATCGATCCAGCTTGCCCCGAGCTGAACAAGACGACCGACGAGCTATCGCAGCCCGTATGGACGTGGAGCAAGGCCGGCAAAATGGTAATCGATAAAACCCCCGACGGCGTCGCGAGCCCGAACAACGGCGACACCGTCATGATGCTCTTTCCATATCGCAGGCCCGCCCTCCAGATCAATGACGACGTGTTAGAGGCGTTCGGTAGACCCCCGGAAGATTTCGAATGACGGAAAAAACCGCACAGCAAAGGTGGCGAGAGCGAAACCCGAACGGTGCGCGTGAAGCTGCGGCTCGATGGCGCAAAGCGCATCCCGAGCGGGCGAAAGCGGCCACGGCTCGATGGCGCGCGAAGAACCCGGAAAAGGTAAAGTTTCATAACCGCAAGCGGACAGCCGAGGAACGTCGAAACTATAAACGACACATAACGGGCTTGCCGTTCCCGGCGCGCCCCGAGCCCATACATTGCGAGTGCTGCGGTTGTATCCAGACGAGACAAGCTCTAGCATTAGATCATGTGCATCGGACTGGCGAGTTTCGCGGGAGGCTTTGCAATCGCTGTAATTTAGGAATCGGACACCTCGGCGACACCGCTGCGGGCGTGGCCCTCGCTTTGATTTATATTTGCAATCACGAGGGTATCGACCCCGCGAAACTACTGGAGATGTTTAAATGAGTCGCAAGAACCCCACCGAATCGAAGCTGACGAGCGAGCTACGCAAGGTAATTAAAGCACAGCTCCGCCGACGCAAGTACGTCGAGTCGTGGTCTAAGATCGCGAAGCGGCATAAGATCAGCCGGCGCAATCTGAACCGGCACGTCGCCGCGATCTCCCGAGGTGCGAAGTGAAACGGAAATCCACCGTCAGAAAACCGGCGCCGAAAAAAGTAGCGGCCGTTACTAGGGAGCGTCTGAACGTTTCCGACGAGACCCTCGCCGAGTTCGGTAATGCGAGGGTGATCGCGCGTAAGATCGTGCCCTACAAGCCCGCACCCGGCGTGGTGCCCGAGGCATCCGCCCTCGCGATGGACGCGGCCGACTACGCGCACCTCCCGCCGTATCGCCCGATGCTCGCGAGCGACTCGTTCCCGAACACGGGGCAGAATTTCTACGGGTGGCTGAATCAGAACATGGGCGGCCTCGGGTTTCCCGGGTATGCGTACCTGTCCGAACTCTCGCAGCGCTCCGAGTATCGCGCGCCCTCCGAGACGATCTCCGACGAGGTGACGCGTAAGTTCGTCCGGTTCGTATCGAAGTCGAAAGACCCGAAGGCGGCCGATAAATTTAAACAGCTAGAGTCCGCGTTTAAGCGTCATAACGTGCGACAGATTATTCGCTCGGCGAATCAGATTGATTCGTTTTTCGGACGCTCGCAGATATACATCGATATCGAGGGGAGCGAGGACCCGAAAGTCAAAGCGCAGCCTCTCACGATCGATTCAAAAACCATCGCGAAAGGGAGCCTCCGAGGCTTCAAGGTAATTGAGCCCATATGGACTACGCCACTCTCTTACAATTCCAGCGACGCCACGGCCCCCGATTTCTACCGCCCGATTGCGTGGTTCGTTCTCGGTATGCGCGTGCATCACACGCGATTGATAACCCTCGTTTCTCGTCCCGTGCCGGATATCTTGAAGCCGGCGTACAATTTCGGGGGTGTGTCCCTAACGCAGCTGATGGAACCCTACGTTCAGCGTTGGCTGCAGACGGTCAACGGAGTGAACCGGCTAATCAATAATTTTTCGATCATTGCCCTGCGTACGAACCTGATGACGATTCTAGCCGGGCGTAGCGTTGACACACGCGGCGTACTGAATCGCGCGAAGCTGTTCACCTCGACGCGCGATAACCAGGGCATGATGCTACTGGATAAAGACTCCGAAGAACTCGATCAGATTGCCGTGCCCCTCTCGGGCCTCGACCACCTACAAGCGCAGGCACAGGAACACATGGCGGCCCCGTCGCACGTGCCCCTCGTCAAGCTGACGGGTATCACGCCGAGCGGTTTAAACGCGTCGAGCGAAGGCGAGATAACGGTATTCCACGAGTACGTGGGCTCGATCCAAGAGAACCACGTAGAGCCGGGCCTCGATGTGATTTTCGACGTCATTCAATTGGACGAGTTCGGCGAGATCGACGAGGATCTCGATTACGAATTCGTGGAACTAGTAGAGACAACCCGCAAGGAAGTCGCCGAGACGCGCAAGGCTAATGCCGAGCTGATCGGGACGCTGATCGACAAAAATGTGATCGATAACGACGAGGGCCGCGAGGCGCTGCGGATGGACCCCGATAGCGGGTTCTCGTGGCTCGTGGGGGATGCGCCCGAGGCGCCCCAAGACCCCAATGTGATTGATCCCGAAACCGGGGCGCCGTTTGCTCCCCCGGGCGGAGAACCTGACGACGCGCCGGAGCCGAGCGCAAAGGGCGATTGACACAAACTGCGATATCCCATAAGGTGACGACATGAGCCGGCGCACACCGACACTACTCCATCGCGGTTACCTGTACGCACAGGACCGCATTCCGCCTGACATCCGCGTAAAACCCGAGGTGACAACGTCGCGCAGGATGCGACTCGCGGCAGCGTGGCGAGCCGGCTACATGGCCGCACAGAACGACGTGAAGCGTAAGAAATGCCCGTAACGATTCGAGGCCGCACCCGCAAAGCTGTAGTAGTTCGCGCGACGCAGCCGAACGCGGGCGTACGCGTGTGGTACCAAAAGCAGCTAGAGGCGATTATCGGCGAGATGCATCTCGACATATCCCTGCAGCTCTCACTCGCATTCGCGGAGACGCCGCCCGATGGCATTACCCACGACGCGCGCAAGCGCAGCCCGCAAGCCAACATCGACCGAACGCTTAAGGATTGGTCCAAGAAATGGACACTAAAGCTCGATAAAATGTCGCTCGATATATCGAAGAAATTCGCGGGTAAATCGTTCACCATGTCGCAAGCGACGTTCGCAAAGAACCTCGCCGACGCAGGGTTTACGATCAAATTTCAGCCGACGCAAAAGGCGCTGAACGCGTACAAAGGCGAGATCGCCGAAAACGTGAACCTCATTAAAGCGGTAGCGGATCAGTATAAAACAAACGTTCAGTCGGCCGTGTGGAATAGTGTACGCGTCGGCGGCAAAATGTCGGACCTATCGAAGTCGCTCCACAAAGAATACGGCGTATCGGTGAACCGCGCGGCCCTCATCGCCCGCGATCAAAATGCGAAGGCGACAGCCACGATCGACAAGGTTCGCCGGCTTCAGCTCGGGCTGACACAGGCGCGATGGCAGCACAGCTCAGCCGGCAAAGAACCGCGCCCGACGCACGTAGAGTTCGATGGCGTGCTTTTCGAGATCGAGACGGGCATGTGGGACCCCGACGCCGACGGCAAGGGTAAGGGCCGTTTCGTGCAGCCGGGACAGCTCATAAACTGCCGCTGCACCTCGTCTGCAATTATCCCCGGATTTGAGGACTAGTATGAAATATGGTGCTAAGAGAGTATTTGCGATCTCCCCGGATGGGAAAGAGGTTACTTATTATGGGGTGGCGCTGTGGGTCTATTTCGCCGATAAGAGCAAGCGGTTCTACGCGGTATGCGAGACCGGCAGGGCTGACACGCCTGAAAACCCCCTCGTCGGACAATTCCCCTCATCGTGGGCCGTCGCCTTGGAACTCAACCAGTGATCCGCGTCGTACTTCCGCACGTCGTCGTATTCGTCCTGACGTTCGTGGTGGACGTATGTTGGGCCAATTACAACATGACGTCGGCGGATAAGCTGCCGGCGAAGGCCGCGCTATGGTCTATGATGATCGTTCTAACCGGGACGTTCTCGACGCAGCTGTGGCTCGCGAACCATTGGGTGCTGATAGACAGCGCGGCCGGCGCATTCGTCGGCACGTATATAACGGTCAACAGGGCTCGCTATTCGGCCGCCTCGTCGTCGGCGCCGTCCGGTAAACCCCATTCGTCAGTATCTCTCGGTGGCATCATGGGCGCAGCTTATCGCACGGTGCGCCGAGTTTTCGAGGCCCTCTCGTCTCTCTGTAAGTAACTCTCTGTAACTTCAAAGGAAAATCGCACGTGAAAAAGAAATCCGCTTTAACCCTTGACAGCCTCCGGGCCACTGTTGACCCCCGTGTAGTAGCTGCGTCGAAAATCACAGCGCACCTTGCAGCGCTGAAAAAGGCGGGGGTAGAGTACCAAACAGAGGGCCAGCTTTTGAGCGAACTGCAGATCGCTCCGGTTCATATGCGCCTCGTCAAAAAGCAATTCGAGAAGCATACCGCCGAGGTGCGACAGCTACAGAACGGCAAGAAGGGCACAAAGGCGCCGCTGCAAGTGTGGTTCCCGAATCCGGCCGATGCGGCTACGATTCGAAAGGAACAGAAACAAATCAAAGACGCGATGCAATCCACCGAGGCATAATGAAATGAAAAGTACGGGCACCCTTGCAGAGCTGCGAACGCTGACGAACCCATTCGCAGACGCTTCGCAAATTTCGATCGAGTTCGGTCGCGATCTGCCGAGCGGATGGAATCGGGCGATCGTGGTCGCGGCTCAGAATGCAACGCCCGTACACCCCGAATGGTGGGAGATCATTAAGCTCAAAGCGAAGCGGGACAAGCGAGAGATTTTCGTTATCCCGCTTCGGTATAAGAACCCTACGAGTGTATGGAGCGGTTCGCAAAAGAATGCGGAACATTGGGCGCCGGAGCTTGCGAACTTCATGTGGTCACGCCGGATCAGCGTGAATAAGAACCTAACGCTATTCGCTGACGTTCCCACACAGCCGACAGACGTCGCCCCGCTCTCCGGGTTCGACGCGATGAGCGGGCCGGCCTCGGCGATCTACGGGCATGTGAAGCTACAGAGCCACATTGTGCCCGTGCCCTCGGGCCGCATGGGTAAGCTCTTATCGACCACGGGCGCAGTCACTCAAGAGAATTTCACCCTCACGAAGCGCGGTAAGATCGGATCTTTCCATCATGCGCTCTGCGCGATGCTCATCGATCTCGACGGCGACAAATTCTACACTCGGCAGTTCCACTACTCCAAAGATCACAACAATGCCACCGACGGGGCGATCGGCCTAACGTATCATCCGAACGGCAAGGTCTCGAAGTCTCCCCGCGCGAAGGCTCTCGGCTGCGGCGACATTCACGTCGACTACATCGATCCGGTTACGTGGAAGGCTACCGAGGAACTCATTCGCGAGGTGAACCCGGAGGCGATCGTTCTCCCTGATTTGCTCGATAGCTACGCCGTGAACCCGCACCATAAAGACGACCCGATGATAGCGGCGGCGAAGCATGACGCAGGCCGGCACAACATCCGACGCGAGGTAAATCGCGCGATCGAGTGGACACGTAATAACGCGGCTAAATATCGTGACGCACTATGGGTTGTGCAAGCGTCGAACCATAACGACATGCTCCGCCGATGGATCGCGAAGGAATTCAATTGGCGCACCGATCACGAGAATTCCGAGTTCGGCTTAGAGACCGCGCTGTTTATGCGCCGGAACGCGAAGATCACGGAGAAGGGCGCCGAGTACCCGGACCCGCTGCACTACTGGTTCCGGCACCCGAACGTAGAGCCGATGCGCCCAAACATCCGACTGCTACACCTCGACGAGTCGTTCGCTCCGGGCGGCATCGAGCATGGGTTACATGGCGACATCGGCGCGAACGGCGCGAAGGGATCGGCGAAATCATTCGCGCACATGGGCGACAAGTCGGTCACGTTCCACCGTCACACCGATTATATCTATGAGGGAAACTACGGCGCCGGCACTAAGACGCGCCTACGCCTCGAATATAATCATGGATTGAACGGATGGACGAACGCCGACGTACTCACGCAATGGGACAGTAAGCGACAGATCATTCGATATATCGATGGAAAATACCGCACCTAGTAACGACCGTAACAAAGGAACCGCACGCACATGCAAAGCTCCGCAGAGGCATACGCCACCCTACCGAAAAAATGGATTCACACGAACGGGGGGCGTAAGTTTTTTATTGACGAACCCCAGTTTCACATCGAGGAAGTAGCACATGCGCTCTCGATGCAATGCCGATTCTCGGGGCACGTCCCGAGGTTCTACAGCGTCGCCGAGCATTCGGTTCTCGTCTCGCGCCTATGCTTCGAGATCGTGGATTGCCAACGCTCGGGCGAAAAGATCCTAGACATTGTTGCGGCGTCGTACGAGGGCCTTCTGCACGATGCACACGAGGCGTATTTTCTCGACATGCCGAGCCCGTGGAAGTCGCTCGTACCGGAGTACTGCGAGATCGAGCACCGACTCGAAACACAAATGAGAGAGTGCTTCGGCCTACCGAACGAGATCAGCTCGGGCGTAAAGCTCGCGGATTGGTACGCCCTCTTTATCGAGGCCGCTGAGTTTTTCCCCAAAGGCACTACGGACGATTGGCCCGTACCCGCAGATGATTTTCGCGAGAAGGTGGCGCCGATTATCGCGTCTCGGTATTTCGCCCCGCGCGGGATGTCCCCGACGGAAGCGAGCCGGGTGTTCACGGCACGCGCGCACAAGCTCGCAGGGGGTCTCCCGTGGTCAAACTAACCCTACCCACCGACTCGAACGCGCGTAAGGACGTCCCCGTATACGGCGGAGTTCTCAAGTACGCGCCGGCAGCGCTCGCGGGCGTGGCTCGCGTCTCGAAGGCCGGGAACGATAAGCACAACCCGGGCGAACCGCTCCACCACGCGCGAGGGAAATCTACCGATCATGCCGACTGCGTGGTCCGACACACGATGGACGTAGCAGACATTATAGCAGTGATCGAGCGAGGTGAAGGCGTCGTCTCCCCTCAGGTAATCGAGGCGTTACTCTCGGAAGTTTCGCAGATCTCGTGGCGTGCGCTGATGTGGTCGCAAGAGCTACACGAGAAATATGGCGGGGCGCCGTTGGCTCCGGGTGCGCGTCTGCCGGCGAAAGCCGTAGCACCGGTACGAGCCGAAGTATTTACCGAACATGTGTTCCGCGAGATCAAAGCGCCTAACTTCTAGCACGGGGTTGAAACCCCGGGGGCATGACGCGGATACTGCCGTCATGCCCCTCCGTAACGAAGTCTTAGCCTTTGATCGCGCACCGAGCCCGTCCCGGCTTACGCGCGAGATCCACTCGCTAACGCTCGCTACAGATCGGGCGCCTTCCTCGCGTACCTACGATAAAGACAATCGTTTGCATGTTGCCGTCACGAACATTTCTAAGGCGACGGTAAACCCCTACTACGGGCGGGAAATCCCGGGCGCGCACGAACTCGGGCTCGACCCCGAGCGCGTGTACAAACTCTACCGCGACCCCGTGGAGCTTGCGAAATCTGCGCCGACGTTCGCGCGCCTGCAGCTACTCGACACCCACGTCGCGGTAAGCGCGGACGACCCGAAGCGCGAGAATTGGGTAGGCTCTCTCGGCAGCGACGTGCGGTTCGAACACCCCTATCTTAAGGCGTCTCTGACTGTCCACGATCAGAGCGCTATCGATAATATCCTCGCGAAGAAAACAGCGCAGCTCTCTAGCTCGTACCGCTACCGTGCCGACATGTCCCCGGGTGTTTCACCGGAGGGGGTTGATTACGATGGCGTGATGCGCGACATTATTGGAAACCACGTAGCGCTAGTACGTGAAGGGCGCGCAGGCCCCGACGTATTCGTAAACGATTCTCTACCATTAGGACTGTCGAACATGTCACGATTCGCAACCATTCTCGCCGTAGCCGCATCGGCCCTGGCACTCGATGAGGCGCAGAAACGAACCCTCGAACTCGCTCTCGACAAGAAGGCGAAAGACGAGGAAAACGATATAGACGAGGGTGCAGTCGACGAGCGCGAGGCCGCCTGCGACGAGCGCGAAGAATCGATGGACTCGGCCGAAGCAAAGGCTGACGAGAAAAAGGAAGGCGAGGTAGCTCGCGGCGACCGTAAGAAGGCCCGCGACTCCCGCAAGGCCGCTCGCGACAAGCGTGCGTCCGATCGCAAGGCGAAGGATGAGGCTGAGAAAAAGGCCGCCGACGAAGAGAAGAAAGAAGCCGAGAGTCACGGGACAGGCGGGCGCAAGGCGGCCGACTCCGTGAGCGTGGTACAGGCGACGAAACTCGCGACCGACGCGGCTATCGCGGCCGTCGCCGCGAACGAAGCGAAGCACAAAGCCGTGCGCGACGTCGCCCCGCTCGTCGGGCCGATCACTGTCGCGATGGACAGCGCCGAAGCCGTGTACCGTTTCGCATTGGACGCCATCAAGGTTCCGCACAAGCATATCCACGCGTCCGCGCTCGATGCGGTCGTGGCTGCGCATATCGGCGCCCGGAAGCAAAAGGCCTCCCCGGCGTTCGATGCCTCTTCGGTCTCGACCGAACACAACATCAGCTCGATTTTCGGCAAGTAATCAGGCCATCAGGAACAAGCAAACATGAGCATTACTCGTAACGGTTTTCAACAGTTCGTCAACAATGAACTGCCGATCGGTGTCCCGGGCGATTTCGCCTCGGTGAACCCTCGTGCGGCCATTGTCGCCGGCCCCAACCAGTTCGTGGCTCCCGCTGCCGGCGTGAATGTCGGCTCGTTCGCCTGGTTCGATCCCACCACGGGGATTGCCTCGAACTATTACAAGGCAACGGGTTTCCTCGGGTTCGTGCATCGCGAAAACAACGGCCTCATCACTCAGTTCCTCGGGATCGCGACTTTGACCGTCGTCCCGGGCAACATGGTCACCGGCATGAGCTACGGTGACTACCTCGCGATTTTCGCGGGCGGGGCCACCGTTGGACAGGCCGTCTACGCGGATCCCGTCACGGGTGCGGCGACTGCCGGCGCCCCGAGCAACGCTGGCACCACGGCGCTTGCGGGCTCTGTGGCTGCGGGTGGAGTACTGACCGTCACCGGCGTTACGGGTACCCTGGCCGTGGGCCAGCTGGTTCTTTTGGGCACATTGCCTGAGGGCACCTACATCGTGAGCCTCGGCACTGGCACCGGGGGTGACGGTACCTACAACCTGGCGAACGTGAACGGTACCGCCATTGCGGCGGTCGGCGCCACCACGGGCGGATCGACCCTTGGGCCGCAAGAGACGATTTACACCGTGGGCTCCCCGGTTGATGCCGGGTTCTCGGTTGCCACCTCTACGATTGCTCCGGGCGCGACCGGTCTCTACGGTACGCTGACTCTCGGCGCGGCTCCGACCGGAACCGTGAGCGTGGGCGATTTCATCAGCGGCACGGGCATCCCGGCGAACGTGCAGATCCTGCAGCTACTCACGGGCTCGGGCGGCAGCGGTTCAACGTACCTCGTCTCGTGGAGCGGCACCGTTGCCTCCACCACGATCACCGGTGAGCAAGGTCAAGTCGGCGTCATCACGAGCCTCCCGCAGTAAGCGCGGTAGGCCCATAGCGTAATCGTTAGGACATCAGGAAAAACACATGTTTAATCGTCAATTGGCGTTCGATGCAAAAGCCTTCGGTGCTGCGATTATCGCGGGACAAGGCCCTGAATTGATCCGGCAGCTCGCCGAAGAGAAGGGCATCATTTTTGATGCCTCCTTGGGCGAAATGCGCTGGCTTAAGCCGGGCGTGAACCTGAAACACTTCGAGCGCGCGATGGCCGCCATGGATGCGCAGTCGGAACTCGTGACCGTTTCGAACGCGGGCATTCCGTCGTATCTCGCGAACTTCTTGGACCCCAAGGTCATCAACGTTCTCGTATCCCCGATGGTGGCGAACGAAATCGCCCCCGACGTGCAGAAAGGCACGTGGGTGACCGAGACGGCGCAGTTCATCACCGTTGAAGCGGGTGGAAAGACTGCCGCGTACGGCGACTACTCGAACAGCGGCTACACCACGGTGAATGCGAACTTTCCGAGCCGTCAGAACTTCGTGTTCCAAGCGTTCCTACAGTACGGACAGCGCGAACTTGAAATCGCCGGCTTGGCGAAACTGGATTGGGCCACCCAACAGCAAAACGCAAACGCTCTCGCGTTGATGAAACAGCTGAATGACATTTATTTCTACGGTGTCGCGAACCTGGAAAACTACGGGTTGCTCAATGACCCCACGTTGCCCCCGGCTCTGACCCCGCAGTTCTCGTGGCTGACGAGCGCGAGCGCGACCGCGTACACGATATATCAAGACGTGGTGCGCATGTTCATTCAGCTGCAGGCGCAGTCGAATGGCGTGATCCGAGAAGACGTGCCGATGACTCTGGCGATGAGCCCCGTGCAGCGCGGTGCTTTGAAACAGATCACTCAGTACAACACCAATTCGGTTGAGGTGTTGCTGAAAGAGAACTTCCCCAACTTGCGCATTGTGACGGCGGTACAGTACGCCACGGCACAGGGCCAGCTCATGCAGCTGATTTGTGACGAATTGGGAGGCCAGAAAACGGTTGAGACCGCTTTCAGTTCCAGGATGATGGCTCACAACATGGTCGTCGAGTCGTCCTCGTGGAAGCAGAAGCGCAGCTCGGCGGGTTACGGCGCCATCTGGTACCGTCCGTTCCTTTGCGTGCAGATGCTCGGATAATGCGACGCCGACAGACGCTCACGGGCTGGCGCGGCGGGGTGAAATCCCCCGCTGCGCCCGCGCTGACAGAGGCCGAAAAGCTCGCTGCGCCCGCGCTGACAGAGGCCGAAAAGCTCGCTGCGCACCTGCAGGAACATCAGCGGATCGAGACCGGGGAACACCCGGACGTTAAGACTTTAGGCGAGGGCATCGACGCTCACTATTGTGAACCATGATTCAAACTTACGCCCCTCAAACAAGTCTCGTGTACATGGGTCTCTCCACGGACACGAAACCCGCTGCCGGCATCGGCTCGAAGTTCATCGAGACCGATACGAAAGACGTGTACCTGTATGAGAATACCGGCACGTGGGTACAGGTAGGTACCCTAGGCACTACGGCGGCCGTCTCTTTCACGATCTAGGCTCGTGCGTCCTTTCCGCGCGCCCTTCGGTATCTATGAGGGAGCCTACGGTACCCGAAACCCCGTTTTTACCCTCCCCGGTAACACTGTCGTCGGCCCGGTTGATATCGCCGTAGGCCGCATGGGCTGGCAAGATCCGGTCACCGGCGAAGTCTCGAACTCACAGACAGCCGGCGCCATGGGCATTATCCAGCCTCGTCCCGGTCTATGGGCTCTCACGTACTTGCAGCCGAACCCGCCCGGGCCGCCCGTACGCATGCTCCGCGCCGGCAAGAACTGTACCCTCATCACCTGTGCGGATATCTATGTTCGGATGCCCCTAGGGGCTCTGTACGGGGCACAGGTGTACACGGACCCCACGACGGGTATACTCTACGGGACAAACACCCTCGGGTACGTGGCGACGCGATGGAAGGTAGCAGAAAATATCGCGCCCAATTGCCTCGGGATTATTTCACCGTATCAATTCCAAGCATAGGACATTCGCACAAATGGCAAACGCGCAAGAGAATCGAGGATCGAAACAGGTTTACATCGGCTGCAAGCTGGCGACGGGTTTAATTATGGAACTCATCACGACGGTACCCAAGGAAATGGGTTTTAGTCAGCCGGCCCCCGTCGCGGAAAAACGCGTATGGCTGCAGGGCGCGAATCAGGCCCGCGTCGCGCGCTCGAACCCCGCTGAGCATAAGTTCGGGTTGACCCTCGTGGACGAGGCTTTCGCGGAGGAATGGTTCCGCCGAAACAAAGATTTGAAGTTCGTTAAAGAGGGCGCAGTATTTCGCGTCGATTCCAAAGATGCGTATACCTCCGAGATCAAAGATCGCACGAAGGATCTGAGCACCGGCATTGAGCCAATCGACCCTCTCAGTGGGAAGGATTCACGAATGAGCGTGGACCCGGATAAGGCGCACCTCGCGAAACTATCGGCAGAGCGACAGAACCAGGAAGCCGAGGAAGCCACCCGTAAACGTCTAGGCGTGGCGTAAGTCGTGACCGTCGTCGCGTGTGCTCAGAGTTCGATAGTAACGGGCGAGGTGGAGTTCGATTACGATGAATTCACCACGGTCTATCCTGAGTTCGGCGCGACGACGCTCGTCCCTGCGCCCTCGGCGGCGTGTCAAATGGCGTTCTACCTTGCAACGCTGAACCTCTCGAATTGCTGCGGCTCGCCCGTGCCGGATGCAAACGTTCGGCAGGCGTTGCTGTATTTGTTGACGGCGCACGTGGTGTTGCTGTTTACGCCCTGCAGCGCGAACCAATCGCAGCCCTCGGGCGCGGTGGGCCGCATATCGAGTGCGAGCGAAGGCAGCGTCTCGGGAAGCATGGATTTCCCCACGACGGCGCAGAGCGCATGGTTCTTGCAAACGAAATACGGCGCGATGTTTTGGAACACCACGGCGCCACTGCGGACCATGCATTACATCCCGGCGCCACAAGGTAACGGGATCATAGGCGCGAGCGATATCGGCTATGGTCCGGGTTGGGATAACGGCGGATGGATGTGAGCTTGTGGCCGGCCCGAAGCTCTCTTTCAACAGCGCAAATCTCGACAAGGCGCTTTCGAAACTCGCGGACAAAATAGGTAACGGCGGCTCGGTTCAAGTCGGAATAATCGATTCGTCCGACTACCCGGTAAAAGTGAACGGGAAAATAGTCACGGTCCCGCAAGTCGCTTTTTGGATGGAATTTGGCACGAAGTACGTTAAGGCGCGGCCATTCATCCGAACGACAATAAACGAGATCGCGGACACGATCGGCGACCGGGTTGCGAAAACATTGAAGGCGACAGATTACGACATAAAGGTTACGCTGAACCTCGTGGGCATAGCCTTGAAAGATCGTATGACGCGGACGATAGCGAGATGGCCCGCAGACAACAGCGAAACTTGGGCGCGGATTAAAGGGTTCAATCATGGCCTCATCCACACGGGTGTACTACAGCGGAAAATCGATTATCGAGTCGAAACCGGACGGAGCTTGCTAGGACAATGAACCTCAACATGCACAGCGTCGTGCGCGGCGTAATCAACGGCATAAACGGCGACATCCCGGTCGTATGGCTACAATCCACGGGTACCGGCGTTTCGACCTCGGGCAAAGTCACGCCGACGTACACGGCAGGCGTCACCGTGCCGGCGCAGGTTCAGCCCGTGGGCGGCCAGGATTTGCGGCGGTATTCATTCCTGCAAGAGCAAGGCGTTTACCGCTCGGTGCATCTGTACGGAAATATCGCCGGCATCATTCGCGCACAGCAAACGGGCGGCGATCTCTTGCAGTTCGCGGACCCTACCGAAACGAACGGCGCCGTCTATACGTGGCTGTGCAAGGCGATCCCGGAGACGTGGCAGACTGGATTCTGCCGCGTGATCGTGGCTCGTCAGCTTGACCCGAGCAACCCCACGTGAGCGGCCCGAACTACATTATCTCGATCACTCAAGAGCAGCTGTTTGCCGCGCTCGCACCGTGGCTCGTCACCCTCACGAGCCTACCGCAAACCGCCGTACGGCAGGGCGATCAGAACCGCGCGGCACTACCGCCCCCGGCTCCGGGTGGGATTCTGATGACTATCATTAAGTCGCGCCCGCTGAATACCCCTGTCGACGGCGACGATCCCACCGACGGCGATCCCGTGCAGACAAACATAGAGCGGCACTATGAGGTAACGGTTCAGCTCGATCTGTACTCCGGTCCCACCGTGGGGAACGTCTCGGGGACCGCGTTCGACTGGAAGCATATGATCGAGAACGTGTGGCACGATCAGGCTACCGTGACCGCCCTTGCGCCCGTGTGCGCTCCGCTATACACGAACCCGGCACTTATGGCACCCCTTGATGACGCCGAGGCGCAGTTCGAGCAACGGTGGATACTTGAGGTAGTGCTGCAATTTAATCCCGTGATCTCGGTTCCGCAGCAATACGCAAATGTGATCGGCCCGGTAAACGCGGTGCAGGTGACGCCGGCCGGAGGGTTCGCCCCGCTCGAGTCGTAGCGGGGTTGAATACCCGGGAACTATGTCAGAGACTATGGGAAGCCACGTAGTGACGTACCCATAGGATTCCCGAAACATGCTTCCATCTATCCCGGCAAGTCAATTTGCGAACGCGATCCCCGGCGTCCTGTCGGCGGGTGGAAACGAGCTTTCCCTGAATTCTGTTTACTTGACGTCGAACCCGACGATACCGATCGGGGGCGTTACCCCATTTTCCAGCTACGACGACGTCGCGGCCTACTTCGGTGCAAGCTCCGCCGAGGCGATCCTCGCGCAAGTGTACTTCGCCGGTTATTCGGGCTGCACCGCGCTGCCCGAGACTCTGTATTTTGCCCAATTCAATACGGCGGCCGTCGCCGGCTACGATCTCGGCGCTGACGTTTCTACGCTGACGATCACGCAGCTGCAGGCCCTTTCGGATACCGGATTTACGGTCTTGATCGATGGCCGCACAGTCACCACGGCGGCGATCAATCTGTCATCCGCTACCTCGTTCTCAAATGCTGCAAGTCTCGTACAGACGGGCCTGCAGTTCGCGGGCGGCCTATTCACCGGTACGGCCTCACAGGCGGCCGGCGTCGTCACCATCTCCACAACGGCCTCCGGGTTCCTCGCGGTCGGCGATACGCTGACGGGGACCGGCGTCGAGGCCGACTCGGTGATTACCACGTTCGGCACCTACACGACCACGGCCGGCACTGGCACCGTGAACGTGTCCACCTCCGGCACCGTTGCGAGCGGGACGGCCCTCGTCGCCTCGTCCGCGACCGTGGTGTTCAATTCGCAGATAGGCGGGTTCCAGATTGTGAGCCCCACCACGGGCGCCACGTCGGCCGTCGGTTATCCGTCTGCCGACTCGCTGACGACCGGCCTCGGGCTGACTGCAGCGGCCGGCGCCGTATTATCCCCGGGTGCAGCGGCCACGACTCCGGCCGGCGTGATGAATACCGTTACGGCTGCGACTCAGAATTTCGCTACGTATATGACGGTTTCCGAACAGACGCTTTCGAATAAAGAGGCGTTCGCGATCTGGAATAACGGGCAGAACAACCAGTATCTGTATGTGCCGCAAGATTCTAGCGCGGCCGTGCTGACGGCAAATGCTTCGAGCACCTTCGGCGCGATCGCTCTTGCGGCCGGCTATTCGGGCTGCTTGCCTGTCTATGACACCACGGGCGGTAGCATCGCAGCCTTCGTGACGGCGATCGCGGCCTCGATCAATTTCGACACTGAGAATGGCTCCACCGATTTCATGTACCGCTCGCAGGCCGGCCTTGTGGCGCAGGTCACCGATACCACGTCGTATAACAATATGAAGGGGAATGGATACAGCTCCTACATAGCGGTCGCGACTCGGAACCAGCGGTTCACCTATTTCGCGAACAGTGCCGTTACGGGGCCGTTCAAATGGGCCGACGCTTATCTCGAACAGATCCAATTGAACGCCGAATTCCAGCTTTCGCTGATGACTCTGCAGACGGGCTCGAACGGTCTCCCGTACGCCCCGCGCGGCTACACCGACATTCGCGAGACCCTCGCGTCGGATATTCAGGCCGCGCTGAACTTCGGAACGATCGTTCCGGGCGTGCAGCTCTCGGGCTCGCAGATCGCGACTTTGATCTCGCTGACAGGCGACCCGAACGCCGGCAACACAGTGCAGAACGTCGGATGGTACCTGCAGGTTCTCGATCCGGGCTCTGTGGTCCGTGGCGAAGGCGGTTCCCCGAATATCAATTTTTGGTATACGGACGGCGGCAAGATCCAGCAAATCACCATGTCGTCGACTGACGTACAGTAAACGGAGCTTAGGCAATGGCGACGATCACAAGCGCAAATGCGATTTTCAAACTCTCGATACCGGGCCTCGCGGGCGTGCCGTTTCAGCTGCAAGGCTACGCCGTCGACGACGCGTTCGGCGCCGAGGACGTCTCGCCCGTAGAGGCCCGCATGGGCGTGGACGGCCGCAAGTCTGCCGGCTTTACGCCGTACATGACAAAGGTCCAAGTTCACCTCATGCCCGATAGCGACAGTATCGACGTGTTCGATAACTGGAACCTCGCGCTCTACGCCGCGCAGGACGACGTCCCGTGCTCTGCCACGATCGACTCTCCGGCTTTAGGTAAGTCGTGGTCGTTCAATAACGGCTCGTTGACGCGCTTTAAGCCCGTCTCAGATGCCAAGAAGGTCCAAGAGTCGCAGAGCTACGAAATCACCTTCGAGAGTTTCACCGTCCAAGCCATCTAATCTCATCCTAGGGAGGACACGCACATGTCCCGCCGAGTAAAAATACACACTATCCCGGGTGTGTACGCGGACGCCATTGGCGAACGCGACAACGGGAAATCTTTCATTCTTACGGAGATGGACGCCTACCGTGGGCAGGATTGGGCGTTGCGCGCCCTACTAGCCCTCGCAGCCTCCGGCGTACATATCCCACCCGAGGCTCTTAAAAGTGGGTGGGGTGCCCTCGCCGGCTACGCGTTCGACGCGTTGCTCGGGGCTCGATACGCGGATGTGTCGCCGCTGCTAGAGGAAATGCTGCAGCAAGCGGTGTACTCCGCGCAGCCGAATAACCCGAAGTTCCCCACGATCGCGATCAAACCCGGTCCCGACTGCCAGGTCGAAGAAATCAAAACGTTTCTCATCTTGCACCGTGAGCTGTTCGAGCTTCACACGGGTTTTACCGTGCCCGCGCTTATCCAGACTATGGGGCTAAAGCCCTCTACGGAAGTCGTCCACGCGGGCTGATTGAGTACGTGAATTGGCCGCCCCTGTGCGGTATGATCGTTTCGAGTAAGCTCGCGACTCGTCGAGAGCTAGAGACGATTTACGGGGTTAAAGACGCGTTCGACTTCGCCGAGATAATCTGCGTGGACGCTCATAACCACGCCACGGTCAATAACCCGAGTAAGTAACGTGCCCACGATTGTTGACGCCCTAGTCGCACAGCTGACGCTCGATGCCGAGCCATATAAACGCTCGTGGAAGGACGTCGAACAGATCACCGAGCAAGGGCAGAACAAACAAAACGAAGTCAACAAACGGAACGATCGCGCCGAGAAGGAACGGGCGCGACGCCGTAAGCGTGACGAGCAGGATCGCAAAAAGTTCGTCGACGAAACCACGGGCTCGATTGCGAACCTCGGGCGTGCATTCGCCGGAGCAATCCTCGGGTTCGAGGGGCTCTCGGGCGCTGTAAAATTCTTCGGCGATCTGAACAACCAGCAAGCGCAGATCGGATACCTTTCGAAGCGCCTCGGCGTGGACGCGGATCAGCTGAATATTTACGGTAAGGCCGTGGAGTTCGCGGGCGGCAAAGCTGACGACGCCGCGCAGACGTTCGCGAAAATCTCGCAAGAGTTCACGCAGAAACAATTTAACGGGCAAGTCGGCCCGATCCTGCAGCTACTCACGCAAAAGGGTGTAGCGTTCCAAGACTCGAAAGGCCACCTCTTAGAGATAGGGCAGATCCTCGATAACTTGAGCAAAAAAACTCAGGGCATGAGCGATCAGGATCGCGCGAACCTTTTCCAGTCCGTGGGCATATCCGAAGGTGTGATAAACCGGATGCTCGAAACCCTCGACCTACAGCAAAAGCAGCTCGATCAGGCGAAGGCGTTTAACAATGTCAATAACCTAAACGTCAAGAGCGCACAGGATCTCCGCGACGCATGGCAGGGCGTAGGGCAGGCCGTCGGAAAGGCGGGCTCGGGAATCCTGCAGGTAGCCTCGGCGCCTATTTCCCACGTGCTCGATGTGATCGCGGATTATATAGGCGGCAAAGATTCCGAGGCGGATTTAAAGCTACTCGCGGGCGGCCGAACGAAAGAGGAAAAGATAGCAGCCGCGCGGCAGAAATATAACACGGCCGAAGTCGATCGACGCACAAGTGGACAGGGCGTAGCAACGGGCGGAACTCTGACGGTAGCGAATGCAATCGCGGCTCTCGTTAACGACTCGCGGGACATCCGCTCGAAGCGAAACAATAATCCCGGCAACGTTAAAGGCGTCGGAAATCAGCCCGTGGACGCTCAAGGGTTCCGTATATTCGCTACAATGCAAGAGGGCCTCGAAGCGATGCAAGGGAATGTCGTTCGCAAAATTCAGAAGGGCGACGACACTATCGCTAAGCTGATCGCGGCGTACGAAGGCACCGACACCCAAAAAGATCCCTACGCTACGGCGCAGTACATCGCGCGCGTCGAAAAATCGACGGGCCTCGAACGGAACACGAAGCTAAACGGCGCAAACTTCGAGGCTGTTATCGCGGCGATGATTGGGCAAGAGGGTGCCCTATCCGACGCTGCTATTCGTACGCCCTCGATCACGACCCCCGGCCTACTCGGAGGACGGGCGCCTGCAGAGGGCACGCAGGGCGCCACGACGACCACGACGAACGTACAGATCGATGCTATCCACGTAAGCTCGAACGACCCGCAGGCGGCCGCTAATGCGACGGGCGACGCGATACAGCGCAAGCTGACGGTAGCGCAGGCGAACACGGGGCAAACATGACGGTAATTACTCAAGGCGCCGGCATCGGTCTTACGATCACGGTAAATTTGTCGACGTTCCCGAACGTGCCGAAACTCCCCGGCGTGCCGCAGCTCGCGCGATCAGTATCCGTCCCCACGGGGGCGGGGCCAACGGCCGCCACCGAGGCGCAACAAGATGCCCTGTGGAACTCCGCGAACGCTCCGCCCGTTTGGGGTGTGTTCTCGCAGCCCACGGGCTCGAACCCGGGCGCGATTGTGATCGATGCCGACTCAGTGCTTGATTTTGGATGGCGAGTCGAACGTAAGGTCTCGCGGTATGCCGTGCAGACGAACTCGTTCGCGAGCTACAACAAAGTATTTTTACCGTTCGAAACCTCGGTGAACCTGCGCAAAACGGGGAACGCTGACGAGCGCAAAGCGTTCTTAGATCAAATCGATGCCGTGGTCGACTCGTTCGATCTCGTGAATATAAAGACGACCGAAAAAACGTATATGAACGTCAATTGCACGCGCGCCGAGCTGATGCGCAGAGGCCCCGAAAACGCGAATATTATCGACGTCGAATTGTATTTCGATCAGATCGCCACCGTGGACGCGCAGTATAGTGCGACAGGCGCCACCCCCACGACGAACGCGTCTGTCGCAAGCGCTGTGCCGGCCGTGAATCAGGGAACCGTGCAAGCACAGCCGGCCTCGACTCAAGTCGCCACGCAGGCCACGGCCGCGATACAGACGCTCGATCCTATCACTGTGACGGGTACCCGATAATGCAAGTCGTACCCATTAATGCTGTTCCCTCGCAGACGTTTACCGTGGTCCTAGCGAATCAGCAAGTATCGTTCAGCATCTATCAGAAAACTCCGCAGCCCGACGCGTACGGCGTAGAGGCCGGATTGTTCATAGATATCTCATCGAACGGCGCTTATCTCATTCAGGGCGTGCGATGCCTCGACCGCGTGCGGCTATTACTCGCGGTAACGTACCTCGGTTTTGTGGGCGACTTTATGTTTATGGACGTTACAGGCAGCGGGCCGCCGACGTTCGACGGAGAGCCACCCTATTACACGGGACTCGGATCGCAGTTCCTATTGATCTACATCGAGCAGAGCGACCTCGATGCCCTCTAGTTTCACCCGAAAACTTCTGCGCGTTACGTTCACTCTGAACAACAATAACGCGCAGTTCCCCGGCAACGCAAACGGCCAGCCGGCGAACGTGCTACGCCTCGGGCCGCCAGCAACGGGGCCGGCGTTGCGGATATCTGCCACGATCAAGGGGGCCGGTATGCCCGCATGGCCCGAGGCCGTGATTAAGGTTTATGGAATGAACGCGGCCGATATGAACGCCCTTTGCGTTCAGCAAGCGCTCGCGGGAAAAACCGGCTACTTACCGAACTCCGTCCTACTTGAGGCGAACTCGGGCTCGGGATGGTCGGCAGTGTTCGCCGGAAATATCTACACGGCTGCCCCGGATTTCTCACAGATCCCGGAGGTGCCTCTCGTCATTACGAGCATGTCGGGTGCGTGGGATTCACTGAGCCCCGCTACGCCGTCGAGTTTCCCGGGCTCTACCGCGCTCGATACGGTCCTATCGGTGATCGTGGCTAAGACGAACCGGAGTTACATAAACAATGGCGTCACGGGCGTTACGAGCGGCCCCGTGTACCGTCCCGAATCGCCGCTCGAACAATTGCGCGCCGTGTGCCAAGCGTACGCCCTTGACGCGGTGTTCTCGGGCGATGATACGCTCGTCACCGTCTCGCCTCGGGGCATCTCGGACAAGAGCCAATCATTCACCCTGTCGCCACAGTCGGGCCTCGTGGGATACCCGCAGCCTCAAGGAAACGGGTTTCTAATGGCTCGCGCGCAGTATAACCCGGCGTTTCACGTCAAGAGCCCTATTACAATCTCGGGTTGTATCGTCGAGATATTCGGCGGATCTTCGGCTGCAGCCGTGGGAAATCTGAACGCGTCAGCTAATGGAAATTGGGTAGTGAACTCAATCACGAATACCCTAGAATGCGAGACCGCGAACGGTGCATGGTTTAGTGACATGTTGCTCTACCCGCCAAGCGTCACGGCGGTAACATCGTGAGTACGCCAGCGAACGCGGTATTCGGCCTTGCCACGGGCTCCGCCGATCAGCACGAATATAATACGACGTACCTACAGATCCTCGCAGCGCTGACGAAGGTACAGACGCTCTCGATCGTGGAGGTTATCGCAATCGCGGATAGCGAGCTTACGGTCAAAGTGATCGTGAATCTCCTAACCGGAAACGGGCAAGCCGTGCAGCACGGGGAGATATACGGGATACCCTTTGTGCGGACACAGGGCGGCCCGAATGCGATAATCTGCGATCCCCAGCCGGGGGATCTCGGGTTGTGCGGATTTTGCTCGCGCGATATCGCGTCGGTCAAGGCCGCGAAAGGCCCCGCGAATCCCGGCAGCGCTCGGCTGTTCGATTGGGCCGACGGCGTGTATATCGGCGCCCTAAGTTTGTTGAACGCCTCGCCCTCTCAGTTCATACAGTTTCTAGGCGGGAGCGTTTTGATTCAGTCCCCGATGGTGCAGACGAGCGGCAATCTATCGGTGGGCACGGGATACACGGGTACGATAACCGATGTTACCGGAACCGTGTTTACCGTTCAGAATGGCATTGTGACGAACGCGAGCTAATTATGAGCGGACCAATAAATACCGAATATTTCGCGAATCTGACAGCGCAGATAGAAGCCTCGACGACGTGTGCAGAGCTACAGGCGATCGCTACCGAGGCTGTAGATTCTCTGAACTCGTTAACGGCATCCATCACTGCACAGACAGCGACTATCGCGCCGGTCCTCGCGTTGCTCACGCCTCCGACGAATCCGACCGCTGTAATCTCGTGGGTGGAAACCTATATAACGGATTACCTAACGCCGCAGCTTGCGAGTTATACGGCGTACGTCGCAGCGGAGGCGGCCTTAGTCGCGGAGGTGGCAACACTCACGGCAGCCATTACCGCAGCGGCAGCCCGCATAGGTTTGTGCACTCCCACGATACCGACTTTCGTCCCGGGTACGATCCCGAGCCCTCCGACTCCGCCCACGTGGCCGCCCTATGATCCCGGGCTAAGCGTTGCGGATTCGATTACGGGCGCCGGAACACCCGGGAGCCCGCTCGAACTTGTCGGCGATTCGGCATCGCCCGGATTCAATTACGTGTACGCCACGAATGGCGCCGGCACTAAGGGCTGGTATCCCTACGCGGGCGGAGGCGTCGGCGGGATCACCAATATAACGAGCGGTAATCTTACGATCGTTAACGGGACCGGGCCGACGACGAGTATCGATTTGCCCACGACGGCAGTTACCCCCGGCAGCTACACGAGCATGAATGCCACGGTCGACGCTTACGGGCGCATCACTGCGGCGTCGAACGGCTCGGGAGGCGGAGGCTCGGGCACAGTTACGAGCGTCGATATCTCGGCGGGTTCGTCGGCCGTCGTCGTCGGCGGAGGCCCAATCACGACGGCGGGAACTCTTACGGTGGATCTGTCGACGGGTGCGAAAGCCGCTCTTACGCTCGCGGGGACCGCCCTACAGCCGTCCGAGGTTACGGGCTCGATCACGTGGAGCGGCTCCGCGCTCGAACTCGTGAATGACAATGCGAGCCCCGGCAATTCGTACTCGTATAGCACGAACGCTAGCGGCGTCAAGGGATGGTACCCCATCACGGGCGGAGGTGGCGGATCGGTCGCGATCACCGATGGTACGAACACCGTCACGAGCGTCACATCGATCAATGTTTTAAATGGATACGTCGAGACTCTCGGTACGGGAGATGCGGGGATTTATTTCCCGTGGACGCCCGACATGCCTCCGGTCACTCCGAACAGCATGAATGATGAGTTTGACAGCCCCACGTTGAACGCGCGGTGGTCCCCGTTCAACATCAACGGTTCCAATCCGCTTACATACACGATAGCGAATAGCGCCATTCAGCTAGTAGTCCCTCCCGATGGCGGCGTACCTACGCGCACCTGGCAGGGAATATCACAGCCCTTGCCATCACCCCCATGGGCGTTTCTGGTTAAAGTACGATCTCTTAGTCTCACGCAAACATACAATTTTATGGGTTTCATCGTCGCCAATGCAGCCGGGGCGGCGTGCTCGTGGGGTGACATGTGGCACAGCAGTTACGGTGAGCCATGCTGGTATAGCGGTTACTCATCCAGCTACACCGGTCACTCTGTCAGCGACGGCCCCAACAGGAACTCACAATCTGAATTGACGCCTTTTTCAAATATACCGGCTGTCTCAGGTGGCAACATACCGAACGCCGTAGGTCAGAGCGCGATTTTAGGGCATTATCTACTTATGTCGTTTGACGGTACTACTTACACGATGGGGTGTTCGTCGGACGGCGTGAACTTCGGCACCGTTCTATCGCAGTCTGCCAGTAGTAACGGAGTCACGTCGCCATCTCTTATTGTTCTAGGCGGCGAGACTATCAACGCCTCGCAAGCCGCCTCCGCCACTTATGATTTTTTCAGGAGGGTTTTGTAATGGCCGCACCATACGACACCATGCTTTTAGACGTCGGTACGTGGGATTTATGCCTAGATGCAAATGGAAACTACGCCGTAGCGACGTATCCCTACGCTCTCGCGCAGGACGTGGCTAGCGCGTGCCGAACGGTGCTAGGCGAGGTTTACTACGACACAACGCTCGGCGTGGACTACTTCGGGCAGCTGTTCGGAAAGACTCCACCGACGGCCGTGTTTTCCGAGCTGTTCATAGCTGCAGCGCTTACGGTGCCGGGTGTGGACGCCGCAACGTGCGTTATCTCGTCTTTCGATCTAGCAGCCCGGACCGTTACGGGACAAGTTCAATTCACTGATATAAATGGAAATTCGCAAACCGTTGCGATATCGTAAACTATGGCAAACACAACAAACGTTCCCGCGCTGCAGTTCACCTCGACGGGCCTCGTCACTCCGACGGAGTCCGCTATTCTCGCGGGCGTGCAGGCGGATCAAAACGCCGGAGCCGGAGGCAATCTCAACCCTGCGCTGAATACGCTACAGGGGCAGATAGCCACGACCACGACCGCGCAGATAAACAACGGGAACACAGCCATCGCGACGCTTGTGGATCAGGTGAATCCGAACAACGCTACCGGGTTCATGCAAGATGCGATCGGCCGGTTTTATTTCATCGATCGCCTGCCGGCCGTCGCCACCGTGGTTAATTGCCTGTGTACCGGTGCGTTCGGTACCACGATACCCGTCGGTGCTCTCGTGCAGGACACGAGCGGAAATATCTACTCTTGCACACAGGCGGGGGAGATCCCCGTCGGCGGCTCGATTACGCTTCCGTTCGCGAACATTGTCGCCGGCCCCACGCCCGCTCCCGCGAACACTGTCACGACGATTTACGCGGCTATCACAGGGTGGGACGTCGTCAATAATCCGACGCAGGGCGCCACGGGCTCGAACGTGGAGTCGCCGGCCGCCTTCGAATACCGGCGCGAGCAATCGGTCGCGAAGAATGGTAGCGGTTCCCTGCCGGCCGTATACGCGGCTTGTTGGGGTGTTCCGGGCGTGCTCGATGTGTTCGTTACGCAGAATAATACGCCATTCACGAACCCCAATTCGATCAATGGAAATCCGAACTCGACGAACTTCCCCGTCGCACCCAATTCTATCTACGTTGCTGTGGTCGGAGGCCTTGCGACAGCAGTAGCGCAGGCCGTGTGGGATGCCTTAAACGCCGGCTGCGCTTATCAGCCAACGTTTGCCGGCACGGGCTCGCAATCGGGTGCTACGGTAACGATCAGCACAACCACGAGCGGCTATATAGTCGTGGGTATGACGCTCTCCGGTAGCGGCGTCGAGGCCGCTTCCGTGGTTACGGCGCTCGGAACTTACAACGGCGCCACGGGGACCGTTACTGTCGGCACCTCGGGAACCGTGGCATCGGGCGCAGTCACCGGAGAGCAAATCGGAACGGCCGGGGCGACTCTCGTTAGCGAAGAAGTTCAAGATACGAGCGGCTACTCGAACCCCATCCCGACGTATCAGACGGGAGTAATCACCCCCGTTAACACGCCGGTTTATTTTGCAGTCGAATTGAAAACGTCCACGCTGCTACCTGCGAATATTATCCCGCTCGTGCAAGCAGCCATCGTAAACGCGTTCAACGGCACGAGCGGTACGCTACGGGCTCGGTGCGGAGCCGCGATCCTCGCATCCCAGTACTACGCTCCCGTGCTCGCGATCGGTTCCGAGGTGCAGATTCTCTCGATAGAAATCGGATTCACCTCTACGCCCGCGTCGAATGAGTTACAGATGGGCATCGATCAAGAGCCGACGTGTACCACGGCTAACGTGCAAGTGACGTTCGGATGAGCAATCAATTTCTAACGGCGACGAAAATCGGCAACAGTGGCGGCTCCACGCTGACGACCGCATCGTTTACCGTTCCCGCGAATTGTTTCCTATTGCTGACCACGGGCACCGTAGGAGGGGCAGGCGATCAAACCGTGGCGAGTGTAGTCGATACCGCCGCGCTGACATGGGTACCTTACGCGGCTAGCGCGAACCCTATCGGTAACGTCGGCAGCGATACTGAAGTATGGTATGCCGTCACGCCGAGTGGATCACCCACGACAACAGCGGTGACTATAGATTTCAACGGCGGCGGGGGACAGCTCTTAGCCATCGTTCAGCCGATCATGAATGTAAACCTCTCGGGGCCATTTGACCCGGGTGTATCGGGCGCAGCGCTGCCGGCCATCGTGGAGAACACAACCGAGCCGGCGAGTAACATGGTCGCGACCGTCGGCACGTTCAATACGGGCGTGACGCTGATCGCGATTACAAACGGCGAGCAAGCGAACGTGGGTGCGCCCCCTCCGCTTTCGACCGTTGCGAGCGAGGGAATTTTTAGCTTTCGGCAACAAGTATTAGAAATCGATGCGATGACGCTTTCGGCGCCGTTGGCGACGCCGATTACACTTACTTCCCCTTGGACGTTCGGCGTTAACGAGCAAGCGGCATCCATGATCGTGATCGGCATTGTATCAGCCGACAACACACCCGGAGCGGGAGTAGTCGAGACGGGCAGCACGAGCCCCGGTTCGCCGACGATCATATCGCCAGATGTGGTAACGTTGCTCGGACAAGGCGTTATCGTGGTCGCTGCGGGCGGCCGGGCGAACACTGCGCCCTCGGTCGTCAGCATCACGGATACAAGCGGTTTAAACTGGATCTTGTACGCGCAGAAGGGCGCCGCGTCGGCAGGTATTCCCACGTTCGCAGATGCCGAGGTGTGGTACGCGGTCTATGGCGGCATCGATCCGATCACGACGAATCTAACGATTACCGTCACCGGTACCGAAATGGAAGCCGTGGTTATGCCGTTTACCGGCGTAGACCTTGCAGGCGTATTCGATCCGGGTGCCTCGGTGCTCTTGCCGAACTATGCGTTCACCGATTCCTTGAACGGCTACGCGGCCCTCGATACGCAGATCACCACGAGTAAGACGGGCACGTTTATCGCCGTCGTGGGCGCCGGAAACGTCGCTACCTCATCGCCCGCGCTCCCCTCCGGTATTGCCGAGATCGCTTACCTCCAGCAAGGCGGCGTAAGCGGTATACCCCTTTCGGGCATGGCGGTTATGGGGCAGTCACAGCCGACGCTGCTCTCGTCACCGATTTCGGTGAACTTTCCGAGCGATTGGAATGCCTCGGGCGGAGCCGGCGCGGCGATAGCGTTCGCGGTCTCGGGGTATGTGTCGCCCACGGTGCCGAATGTCGTAGATATAACGGTCCCCTCTGCCGAGATGGTCCTAGAAAACGCGGGGTTCGTGCTCGGCACCGTGGGCACGGCGTATAGCGCGATTTATAGCGCGGGCCTCATCCTATCGCAGTCGCCGGCAGCGGGCGCCGATAGCTCGTTCGGTTCTGCGGTATCCGTCGTCGTCTCGCTCGGTCTCGAACCCATCCGCGTTCCGCTTATCCTATTTGAGGATGAGCCCTCCGCGATTCTCGATATAACGAATCTCGGGCTAGTAGTCGGCTCCGTCAATTTCGTGAACAGCTCGATCTTTGCGGCCGGCGAGATTATGGCGCAGAACCCGGCAGCCGGGACGATTGTCGCATCAGGTTCGCTTGTGTCGTTCACGGTCTCCCTTGGGCAATCGATCGCCTCCGCCGTGTTCGATTATGAGCCGACGGTTATCTCGCAATACGCGAACTCGCCGACGTTGCTGCAATGGCTCGATAACTGTAATCAGTATTTCGATCAGTCGGCGAACGTGGCTACTTTCATATCGGTGATCTGGAATATCGATACCGCGATCGGATTCGGCCTCGACATTCTCGGCGCGATCGTGGGAGTCTCGCGGCTCTTGCGCATCCCGAACGCAGCGACTTACTTCGGTTTTGCGAACGCGCATTCGGTCGACTGGGATAATTTCGGATCAAAGAATCCGGGCGGAGCTGGCGTGGCGCCGTTTTATACCGGGTTCAATTCCACCGAGGCGTACCTATTGAACGACGATCCCTATCGTCAGCTCATCCTCGCGAAGGCGTTCGCAAATATCTGTGTCACCACGTGTCCCGCAATGAATCGTATCCTGCAGAACCTCTACGGGGCCGGAGCGGCCTACGTGCTAAACACGGGGCCGATGGCGATTTCATATAACTTCACATTCATTCCGTCGGCCATCCAATTGGCGATTTTGGAACAATCCGGCGTGATCCCGACGCCTCCCGGGGTTGCCGCCACGATTGTAACGCCGTAGAGTTTCCGATAATGTCCCTACCAGATCCAAATGCTGCGGATTTCTTGATTACGGAGTACTTCGGCCTAGGGGCCGGGGGCTCGTATATCACGTTACCCATTCCCGTTCCTGATCAAACGGGAACGACACCGAACGCCGCGAGCTTCGCTACGGGTTTCCCCGTCTCGACCATGACGACCGAGGCGTCTGGGGGTCTCCCACCGTTCGGTCAAGATTTTAACGGCCTGATGGCGATGATTACCGCGAACATCGCCGCGTTGTCAGCCGGCGCGTTCCCGCAGTTCAGCGCAGCCCGTGCGTCTGCCATCGGCGGCTATCCAGTCGGCGCTATCGTGGCTATGGCCGCCAATGATGGTTTTTGGATCAACGGCACGCCGAACAACTCGAACAATCCCGATACATCGCCCGCGAGTTCAGGCGGGTGGGTCCCCCTCGCCTCCAAAGGTGAGCAGGTTGTCGCGCTTTCCAGCGGGACCGTTACTTTGACGGCAGCCCAAGCCGCGTGCCCGCTTCTTGCATTCAACGGGACCTTGACTGGCAATGTGACCGTGATATTCCCCGAATGGATTGGCGCCGCCTGGACAGTCGCCGCGTACACAGCGGGGGCGTTCGGCATCACCTTGCAGACGGCCGTGGGTGGCAACTCCGTCACGCTTCTGAGCGCTGGCTCTGCCGGGGGGTACGCCAATGCCCAAAATGTATTCGTAGACAACGGTTTAAATCTTTGGTCAAACAACGTGAGCACGGCCGGTCTAGCGCCGCTCGCATCGCCCGGGTTGACGGGCACGCCCACGGCGCCTACGGCCGGCGCAGCCTCGAACACGACGCAGATAGCTACGACCGCCATGGTACAGGCGGCCATTGCGGCGGCCCTCACGGCGTACGCGCCGAAGGCATCGCCTGCGTTCACGGGCACGCCGGCAGCCCCCACGGCGACCCCTGGCACGAATACGACGCAGCTCGCGACGACGGCGTTCGTACAGGCAGCGGTAGGAGCCCTAGTGGTAACGCGATCGGGTACGTTCACGTGTACGAACGCCGGCACCGCTATCGCGTTCTCGCCCGCGTTTCCGACGGCGTGCACGGGCCTACAGTTGACCCACGCGAACGTTGTGAACGGTAGTAATATCGGATTTGCCGGTTACAATTCGCTCTCGCGGACCGGGGCCGTATGCTACGCCTCGATCAATGGCATGTCCGTCAATTACGTTGCGACAGGATCTTAAATGCCTTCCGAAGCCGAATTTGCAGCGCTGCGGGAGCAAGTCGTGGCACTACGCGAGGACCGCGCGACACACGCCGAAAAAATCGTCGCAGTGTCTACCCGCGTAGACACGATCGCGACAGACGTAAAGGAAATCCTCGGGTACATGCAGCGCGCGAAAGGCTCGTGGAAAACCCTTGCAACCCTCGGTGGAGTGATCGCGGCCGTGGTGGAAGGCATACACCAATTAGTGACGTTCTTACACAAATGACACGCGATCAAATCATAGCGATGATCCTCGAACTCGAAGG